TAAGATTCTGGCTGAAACTTCGACCGTCAACAAGTGTGCGGTTCGCTGTGACCTGATCTGCAATGTCTTGATTGAGTACCGCATACTGCAACGATGTAGACAATCCAAGCATTGAATATCCGAGCTTGATGATGCGCGGTTTCGGTATCGAATTTTGATAAGCCAAATGCGAAGCAATGAACGAATAGTTGTAGGTTGATGAACTGCCATTGTAACCGCAACCGTTCACAGTCTTAGTGAACACACCATATTGAGTTTGCTGACCTGAAGCGTTCGCATCAGCAGTGTACGAATGCGACCCATCTGCGCCATACTTCAAAATCACTTGATTGTAAATGTAAAGGTCGCCGTTGCTGATGTCGATGCTGTCATATTCGATAGTGCCGGCAGTGCGCTGGTCATCGAGCGTGTACCAATATGTCGGGTTGTAAAGATTGTCATAGTTGTATGTTGTGGCCACAGCATCTTTGGAGATAAAGAAAATGCCACCTTCGGAAGCGATAACTTCCTCAAGTGCATCAAGGTGGCTTTTGCTCCCCTGATGATCCATGCCATAACTAGACACATACAGGTTTCGATAATTCTTGCCTGAAATAGTTGTCGGCCAGCCGTAGTTGTCAAGAATGTTGCCTGCACGAACATGACCATAATCAAGCGTGGTTCGCCCAGGATAAACAGACCGCGACATGAACGCGGCAGAATCTGTCGCGTTGATAGTGACAGTCTGGTCAAACTCGACATCCATCGCAACAGTTTCAATCTTGCCCATGAAAATAGTTTCATCATTCACATAGTCAAGAACGCATCGAATGCGAATCCAATAATTGCGAGCGATAATCGAACGACCATTCGAACCCACATACAATGACGATGTTGGAACGCTCGTCGTGTCAGGGTCATAAATGCCCGAATGATTGTCCAACACAATGGTGCAGTTGCCAGGCTGAATCGCTTGATCCTCACGCGAACGACCACGCCGAATATTTATTGAACGAACGTCAGCAGTTGCAATTTGTTTGTAAGAACTGAAACTGATAGTTGAACTAATCTCCACATAAACGCGATAGTAATTCGTGCCGTCATACAAAGCCACGACTAGACCCCCAGAATGGCAGGGTCAAGACCGCGACGACGCATCAACTGCGCAATCTGGTCACGAACACTCACAGCCAAATCATGCTCACGAATCACCGACCCATGAACATGGACAGTGACGTGCGCACCCAAATGGCCACGCGACAACGGCACAACAGCTTCAGGGCCAGCCTCACCAATCATCGCAATCGTTGGGCTAGACACAATGCCACCGTTGGCAAGTTTCGGAATGGTCGGAATGTGGGGGATGTTTACACCGACAGTGCCGAAGCCCGGAATATGAATCTTGACCTTGTTGGCCTTGTCAATAACCATGTTGAGTTTGTCAACAATCCAGTCAATGATGCCAATCCAAATGTTGAAATATCCCTTGATGATGTTTCCGACAGCGGAGAACGCGCCGCGAATAATGTTTCCCAAGCCACTGAAAATGCCTTTGAGTGCGGTGACAAAACTGTGAAACTTGTCCTTCACCCAGTCAACAACCTTGTGAACAGTCTCTTTGACTTTTTCCCAAATTTCATGCCAATGATTCTTGAGCCACAACCCTGCCATAATCAAACCAGCAATCGCAGCGATGATGACAAGAATCGGCCATGTCGCAGCAATAGTGGCAGCAGCGGCCGACAGCATAGAAATGATGTACGCACCGATGACAGCAATCAGAAAACCGCCAATGAGAATGCCGAACGCCATCATCACATCGCGATGCTTATTCAGCCAAGTGATTGCTTTCGAAATGACATCGAGCATCTTGCTAAGAATCGGAATTAACTTCAAGCCAATAGCAGTGAACACCTGATCTGTGTTCGCTTTCAAGCGACCAAACTTTCCAGCCAGAGTTTCGGATGCAGTCTGAGCCTGACCGCCGACCTTCTTTTGCAAAGCATCCATAATCTGCGTACCGGCATGGGCAGTGGCATTGACTTTCGCTTGCGCATCGCGCATTTTGTCATGCGCCCGAGCCAACTGGTCGGTGCTGACTTTTGTTTTGGAATTGTGGTCATGCGCCTTGGCAACTAAATCGTTGTAAGCCTTTTGCGCTTTCTCTAAACCTTGATGCGCCTTCTGTAATGCTTGCGCACCGCCAGCAGCGACAGGCAAGTCGATGCCAATAGATTTGAGTGGTCGCAGAAAACCTTCGTGAGCTTTCGCCACAGCAGTGGCAGCCTGCGCCAATGGTATGTGTTTGAAACGTGCAAGGTCAGCGGCAAGGCTCATGTCCTTGAGTGCCTTCGTAGGTGATCCGAGTGCAGTGGTCAGATTCGTCATGGCATCCTGCGACTCCACATCAGTGAAGCCGAGGTCGCGCATATGAGAATTCATTTCCTCAATTTTTGGCGCAATCTTTTCAAACTCGACACCAGAATTCTTGATGGCGGTTTGCATTCGCTTATGCGAATTTTCAAACTCCATCGCCAACTTGACCGACTCATATCCGACACCAGCAGCAATAACACCAACACCAAGCAACGCGCCCTTGCCGATAGTTGCCATCTTGGTGAATGTTGTTTTCGATGCCGCTTCGGTTTCCATCAGCTCAGCGCGAGCCTCACCCATCTTGGCGGAAAACTCTTTGATGTTCGCACGCAACTCAACGAACACTGGCGGAAGCATACTCACAGCAGGCCACCTCTCTTTTCAACTGCTTTGCCCCAAGCCTTCTGATAAACCGCAGGCATCTTGGGAGTTGCCTTCTCGACGGCAGGTTTGAAATATGGGAAACGTGTTTCAAGGTCACGCTTCTTGAAATTGTTCGTGGCTAGTTTCTTTTTGCCACCAACACCGACACCACCAATCCAAGTGCCAGCCAACTTCTTAGGTTTCGCACCGCCAACACCTTTGAGCAAAGTGCCAGAAAACTTGCCAGGGCCACCAGTGCGCGGATTGTTCGTGTTTGCGCCCGGCTGGGTGCGGAAAGTTGACGAATATACGCGAGAACTACCACGCTCAGTCCATCGAGGTGCGCCACGCAAATTCTTACGAACCTCACGCTTGACCAGATTCTGATTCGCACGCAACGCCTTGACTGTTGCAAAGTCCACATTCTTTTCAACTTCCAACGTGGTCGCATTGAACTGCTTTACGCCATGCATCGTCGCTTTGATGAAATCAGACATCGTTGTTCGCATCCTCAATCTGTTTGTTTCGAACACGCAAATAAGTGTCGTCAATAGCAAGAAGCCAATCCAACGTCGATGCAGGTTCATTCTCCAACTGGCTTGGAGTGCAACCCATCAGTTTGCAGAGACGATACGTTCGCAAATGTTCAGGCATTGAACCGCGAACACTTCCGCCCTCAAGCGCACGCTCTAGACGTTTGAGGGCTGACCAGGGGAATCAGAGTCAGTATCCAAACCGAAGTTTGGCATCATTTCCGTCACCTGATCCACAACCGCCTTTTGAAGTAACTCATAGTCAGCCTGTGGCAAGTCAAGAATTGTGTCGATAGAAATGTCCACCGGCAAAGTCCACGACTGCAAACGTGCCAGAATCAGCACATCGTTCAGCTCGTTGAAAGTGTCCAACACATTCGGATCAAGATTCGAAGCAACCTCGGCTGCTTTCTGTGCATCCGTCAAATCAGATGGCGCAGACTGTAACGCTGCACCAGCCTGACCTTGAGACACTTTCAACATTGCCTTCTCAACAGGTCGGCGAAGTCGAACTGGAACATCGGCAGGATCACGCAAAACGGCCTGCTGATTGTTGGAAAGATGGATTGTTGTTGACATAGTGAATGCCCCTGTCTATGAAATTAGATAAGTGAATCTTGCGACACAACGGTGATGGTCAACGGTTCAGTGAATGAACCATCGGTAGAACCATCGTATGCAGTGAAAGTGACAGCCAAGTCGACAGGGCCAGGGCCACCGACGGCTGGAGTGTCAGCATCGTACTTCACATAAGGAAGGTTGATGTCCACCTTCTCGTAGTACGCGCCAGAAATCAAAGCACCTTGCAACGTCACCTGAACACTCGCCGCAGTATCGGCAATGAACTTCGTCAAGATAACAGTGTCAGTGAATTCAACTGTCATCTTGCCTGTGATTTTGCGGAAGCCATTGACAATCTGTTCCTGCTTCACGCCAGTGCCATCAAGGTTGTAACGGTCAGTCTTGAGAGTGTTCTCAACAGTGAGCGTGAAATCCTTGATGTTCAATGCTGACGTGCCGTCAATCTTGACCGTTCCACCAGTGAACGTGTAGACACTCGCAGCACCAGAAATGGCGTACGAAGGAGTCTGAGCTGATGTTGAGGTCGAGAACTTCGCAGCATCGAGCGTGAACTTGCCCTTGGCAATGTCACCATTTGCGACAGACAATTCAAACCCTGTGATTTTGCAACCAGTCAAAGTTTTAGTCGTGTACGAACCAGAATAGTTTGGAACTTTCACCTGACAGGAGAAGTTGTCACCTGTTGGATCGCCAAACGTGTAGACACCTTGATACACGCCAGATGTCAACGTCGTCGGTGATGCTTGATTAGCCATAGCCAAACCAAGAACCAAACCCAAACCGCGAGTAGGTAGGTCGATTTCGAAATCGCCCGAAGCATCCGAGGTGACAAGAACACGACGGTTCGAACGGGTAACCGTACCGCCACCACGAAGGCCTGCGCCATCCTTAGTGTTCTTGTTGAACTTCAACGATTCCGAGTTGAACTCGTAAAACTTTGAAGCAGTAATTGAAGCAGGGAATGTTCCAAACGAAGCCTCGCCTGTGAAAATTCCAAGCGAGGAAGCAATACCAGCACCGACTGCCATGACTTATTCTCCTTGAGTTTCTGCCGGCGCAGCCGACTTGGTTGTGGACTTCGAAGCGGTCACAGACCACACCGAAACTTGAGCAGAGAAACCGTCAACAAGACTGTCGTCGATTTCGATGGACTCGCCAGCCTTGATGACTGCGCGAAGGTCAGGAACTTCCAAATCCTGATCTGTGATGTTCTTGAGCGTTGCCATAGTAGTCTCCTAGGTTCTGGCTTTGTAACTGATACTGAAATTCACAACAACGGCCGCACCTGCGGAAGTTTGCCGATATGTTGTGGTTTGCTGGCTGATGCCCGAAAACAGGCACGCGCCACCAAGCGAAGGGTCGGAACGGATAGCGGTATCGACTGCGCTCATGAGCTGATAGGCGCGAGTGCGACGATCTGTCAGGTTCGTGCCACCATCCCACGATGCAAGAAAACAGTCGATGACACCATCCTCAAACATTTTCACTGCACCAAGTTGGTCATACGTTTGCGTGATGCTGACCGCTGTCACTTCACCATCGTCAGTGCCGTCATGACCAATGGCAATGAAATCGCCGGGGAATGATGAGTCAACTTCGATGCCGTCGAAAACTCGCACACCTGACAATCCTGACGATGCGCCAAGTTGGTTGATGATGCCAGCAACAACGGCTGGAAATGCTGTCGTCGCCATTATGCCAACCCAGGAAGGCTGGCAGGGTCGAGCAACTCCATTGCCCGGCGTGGCAGAGAATACGTTGAGCCTGAATAGAACTCGTCACCTGGTGTGTTGCGGTTCATCACATTGGCTGCGCCACGTTGCGTTGACCACAAGTGCCGAATGATTTCAAGCACACCTTGCTGAACTGCTGGCGGTGTCACAACAAAACCTGCCACATAGGTGACAGTCACAGTGTTCACACCTGTTGCCCAATAGCCGTACGCCGAGAACGACGACTGGCTCAGGCTCGAAGCGGTCAGACGGTACAGCCGTTGCCCAGTGTCATCAAGTTTATAGTTGCTTGAATCAAGAAGCGCACCGTTCTCATAAACACTGGTGATGCTGATGGCACGCGGTGAACGCAGGCGCAGTTGATCTGTGTTGCCGTCATAAGATTCGGTGAACGTGCGACGGCCAAGAACCGCGCCAACATAATTCTCAGCCAAATCCTGACCGGCATCTATGAATCGACGAATCTCATCCTCATTGGCACTTGCGGTCGGAATGTTCAGATGAGCCAACACCGAGTCATACGAAACGACAGGCAGCGTGGTCAGGTCGCGAACACTGAACTCATCACTGAACGCGCTAGCATTCGTGCCAGTGGCAACCCAACGAACAAGGTGGCGACCTGACAAAGTTGGTGTGAAAGCAATGTCATACAAGCCAGCACCACTGTTTGTGACACTTGGTGTTGATGCAGTGCCGTCAGGTGCGGTCACAGTACAAACAACAGCGGTCGCATTCTGTGGCGTTCCTGCCGCGTTTGTAATTGTGATACCTAGAGCGACAACATCGCCCAAATCATAAGCAGCCATTCTTACCTCGGTTTCATGGTTGAAGTTTGACGTTGACGAGCTGAAGCAGTAGCGCGTGCAACAGTGCGACTAGAAGCACCGCCGGCAGTCGTTGCTTGGTTGTAAGTCAGGTGCGCATTGTAGGCGATGGCGACGTTGTAAAGAATGCCGATAGTTGGAGAGGTCGATGGTTGGCGAGGACTCATGCTTGCCATCGGATCACCTAACTTTCAAACTCGACTTGTCAATGCTGATGCCCTTACAACAATCCGCATACGATTCACAGTCCTGCGTGGGACAACCAGAACGGCACGCCATTACGGGTTCAACCTAACAAATGGAATGTTTGCCGTAACGCCTGAAATAGAAACATTTGTGCTCACCGCAAAGTCTGTGCTGGATTGTGAACTATTGGATACACAGATGTAAGGGTCAAACTGGTAAGCCGTACAGGCAAAACCACCAATAGTTGCCCCAGTAGCAAATCCAGCATTTGCGTAAGCATGAATGCCGATCCAATATGTTGTACCTGCATTCAAAGTAATTGAAGTTGGTGCGCCGTTAGTTGCTGAAGTGCCATTAGTTACGGTGTATCCCAAAGCAAAAGATTGCGTGCCACTCAAAGTACCAAAAGCAGCCATTGTTGTTGTTGTGCTATTTCTTTGTCCCCATGTTTGACAGGTCAAAGATGTAGGTTTCGTTCCACCAGCATTGACAGTAAAAATACCAACATTGAATTTGTGTGTTGGTGTAGTTGCGTTAGCAGTAGCCGCAGTGTTTGCGCTGAATTCTAAAGATGAAATTGTGATTGTTGTGTCTGGAATAAACGCAGCAAAGTGGGCAGTACCACTCGCCAAAGAACGCCCTAGTGCAGTAAATGTGCGTGGCACAATGTCCACACCAGTAGCAGGTGTGAATTTCCATCCCGGTTGAACCAGTTTTGATTGTGCAATTGAACCAGCGAGCATTGTGTTGGACACAGTGTTAGTGTCGGCAGTTGTGATTATCGTTCCACCATCGCTGGCACTGGTTGGAAAACCGATTGTGTAATCTGATGTAGGGGTATCTACGGTCAAAGACATGCTACGATACGGACTAGCCGAGTTAATAACTTTCATAAACAAATTAGTAATAGTTGGCACTAAATACAATCGGCGTAAATATGTTGCGCCCGCAGAATCAGTTGTCAAAAGTGTGTTATTGGCTACACCAATTACAGTGCCATTTGATGTTGCGGTCGGGCTAACCTGTTGCCACATTGTTGGATCGAAAGATGAACCAGATGTGCCAGTTGAAATACGGCGGTAAGCCACACCCAAATACTCAACCAACGCGCCCTTAGTGTACGAAGTTGATGCGGCCCATGCGGTGATAGCAACACCATTCAAAGACGACTGTGCTAAACCAGCCGTGTCAATTTTGGCATCCGTCACAGTGCCGTTGCTAATGTTCGCGCCATCAAGAACAGTCAAACCAGTAGTGACACCAGTACCGCCAAGAGTAGTTGACAAGGCAGAGGACAAGCTCGCAGCCGTACCAGTTGTATTCTGATTCAACGTAGCAACACGAGCAGCGGCAAGCGTGCCAGAGGTAATGTTGGAAGCATTAGTCGTGTCAGTCGTTGCCGACGTTGCAAGACCAGTCACCTGACTTGAAGCAATCGTTACAGGATCAGAACCCGAAACGCCATGCGTTGAAGCGTGAGTTGTGGAAGCCTTGCCAGCCACCGTCGAATCTAAGGTATTCAAACGCGCCACAACGGTCGCAGAGCCACCCTGCGGATTCGTGCCAAGTGTTGACTGAACCGCCTCAATAGCATCGTTAGCGTTCGCGTGCTGGGTAGCATGAGGCACTGTGGCCGAATCAAGCGTGTCCGAAGCGGTCGGGTTCGTCAGGCTGTCCAGATTACTGGGATAACTCGATGCCATGTTCAACTCCTAAAAATAACAACGGCAGGCGCAGGGGCAACACCTGCCGTTGAACCTAATGTGCTTTTGACTTCCACTCGCCATGATGACGATCGTCAAGCCAAAAGTCTTTCTTATGCGCAAGGATTGCGCCAGTATGAGCAAACATCGCAAAGCCAAGAGAAGCGACCTTACGACAAAACAACAAATCCTCACTAAACCAACGGCCAGCAAGTGCGCCATCAAAGAACCAGCACCAGTCTGTTCCCTGATTAGGGTTCGCATTCTCACGCATCGCCTCAAGCACACGGCGGTGAATCAGAATGCAACCAGTGCCAGAAGCACCAATCGGAATGACCGTGTCTTTCGGATAGTCGTCAATCGGAAACAACTGGTCAATCGTGTCGCCCGAATAGATAGCAGGCACAGGTCGAAGCACTTCATTCTCAAAGAACGCCGCGAACACCAGACCGGCAACAAACGGCTTGTCCTCTTTGTGAGCTGTGTCCACCAACTTGTCGAACACATCCAGCGGCAAAGTCTGATCCGAATCGCACATCAACAACCAGTCGGCGTTCGTGTCGTCAAGAAAGTTTTTCACAATCAGATTGCGAGTCCGAGCGAGAAGTCCGACACCTTTGACCATTTGCATCGAGTCAATCCGTGACTTGCGTTCGCGCATCAGTGTCACAAGATTCAACGCCAACTCGGTGTCAATCCTGCCATCGTGCGGAATGCCAATGCACACAGTTTCACGCGACCTCATCGCGACTCAACATTCGGCAAATGAGTCGGAAACCATGCAGCCTTCTCAACTGTCGGTGACGGTCGGTCATTGAGATAGTCGACAGTTTCTAAAATGTTCTCGATTGAAGCACCAGCCTCAACCGCTTTCGACACCGCAACCGCAGCATCGAGCAAAAGGTGTTTCATAGCACCCATAAAATCATCCCCTGATTTTGTTAGGAAGTGCAGGTGGCAGACCCGAAAGCCTGCCACCTGCTTTACCCAGATTAGTATCCGGAAGGTGTGATTGTTCCAGTGCCAGAGATGGCAGAAACAGCCTTGTTGAAACGGTGAGCAAATGCAGCGTAACCATAAACTTGGAACCTCACCGTGAGGTTCGCAGACAGGACATCCGGCAAAACTCTTGTCTTTGGAGACGATTCGAACAAGTACGAATCAGAGAACTTGCCAACAAGGATTGGTGACTGGTTCGTGCCGACCGCATTCTTGAGCGTGGCATCAACGAAAACGGGCACGCCATATATTGTTCCGACTAGACCAGCAGCAGCACCCGGCGCACTGGTTACACCAGCAGCGTTGAATGGACCATTGCCAGTTGGAACGATGATTGGGCGAGACTGACCGTCAACCTGTGAAGCCATCCAGTACCACGTTGAAGCAGACATGATGATTGCTTCGACATCGCGGTAACGGTTGTTGACAACCTGGCTGATTGCCTTCGTGATTGACGACAAGCCAGTTGCGATGTCCGGCGTTGTCTGTGTCCAGGTGACAGGCACTCCGTTAGTTGTGTCTGAGCCAAGGTTGGTGAAGCCCTTCAAATTGTTTGAAGTGCCATCAGCATTGCCAGCAACAGCAGTATTGAGTTGCAAAGCATAATCGGCCATAAGGTCTGAAAATACTAAGCGATCAAGGCCGCCGGCTATGGGACTCTGCTCAACGAGCTGAATAGATACGTTTTCGAAACCACTGATTGTGCGAACAGGTGCAGACACAGTCGATGTCACCATGTCACGAGGTGACGTAGGTGAATAGGTGCTGGAGTTATCCGCGGCCTGAAAACCTGTGCGAGTACCGAGCGTAATCTGAGGGATATTTACGTTGTCCGTAAAAGCAGGAAGGGCCATTTTTGTGGCCTTGTCTGCGGTAACTCTGGCCGCACGCGCAAATTCTGCGTACTCGTTGACGAGGTACACAGGAATTGCAAAGTCTCCACCAGAACCATCCGTACGACCAATGTCGCGAGTCTCAACAGCAACTTCTTGCTGGTGACGTGCAAGACGACCCCAAGCATTTGGGTCATTCTTGAGCGTTGCGCCGATCATGTCGCGAACGAATGAATTGTCAGAGCCGTTGTCGTAGGTCATCTGTTCTTTAGTTACAACTGCTGAACCAAAAGCCTTCACGCCAGAAGTGGCGCGTGCTTCTGCAAGTGCAGCGGTGCGAGCCTCAAGAGCCTCGGCCGTTGCAATCTTTGCATCAAGGTCAGCAATCTCTGCATGGCGAGCCTCAGCAGAATCCAGTGCTTCAGCACTGACTTCGCCGGCAAGCAATGCTTCCGCATCAGCAGCAGCGTTGCTGCGTGCCTCGCGTAGATTGTCAAGCATAGACATAATGTCTCCTTGTAGTGTGTGTGATTGTTATCGCCGAGGTGTGACCACGTCGGGGATTCATCTCAACTTATTTGTTGAGAAACTTTGATTGAAGCGCAAGCTTGCGACGGCGCAACTCTAACGCTTCCAATTCGGCAGACTCCGCATCAGCGGTGCGCATACCAACATCGGTCGAATCATAGGCAGGCCATGTCACAACAGAAACCTCAAACAGGTTCACGTCAGACAATGTGCGCAGACCATCCTTGCGAGAATCGCCACCAGGTGCAATAGTGAACGCGAACGACATCTTGTTCACATCGCCACGCTCAAGAGCTGAAGCCAACTCAACTGCGCGAGGATTATTCGGATCAAGAGTCGCTTCCATACGCAAACCAACATTGTCCTCAGACAACATCATTGTTCCCGACTGGGTCGATGCCAACGGCAACGAATCAGTGTCATGGTTGATGAGCAGGAACACAGGCTGACCTGAATCAAGTGAACGCTTGAACGCGCCCGGTGCAATCATCTCGCGGAAATTCAAACCAGTTGCTTCCTGATTGAACTGCGCAGCATAGCCACCAATTCGAAGCGAACCGTCAGTTGTCGCAATGGTGCGAATCTCTGTTTCAAACGTCACCTTGTCGGCGGTGGCAATAGCAGACTTGCGTTCCTCAATCATGTCCATCTCCTGTGAACGTGGCGCAGGCAGGCTGGAAATAACATTCAGCAAATCGGCACGATGCACGACAGTCTGCTCGGTCGGGATAAAACCATTGCCCTGCTTCTTGAAAATACGAATAATGTACGCAGGGTCATCGCTGGTTGCTTCCAGAATGTAGTTATCGCTCGAAGCGGCAGGCCCTGACGTGACAACCTTTTCAATCTTGCCATTAGCGCGGTCGCCACCTGACGGCCACGACACGAACGTGCCAACACCAAGACGAGCCTGAGCAGCACGACCTTCGAACGGTGCAACAAGTGACGCATCGTCAAACTCGGTCGCCATCTTGTCGTAATAAGCCGAAACCTTTTTCTTGATCGCATCAGCATCAGCAGACGGGATGTCCACACCGCCACGCGAACCATTCAACACAGCGGCAACAGCAAAGATTGCTTTCGGCACTGCCTGCAACTGTCCCTGCACAATGTCAGCGAACTGCAACTTGTACGAACCAAAGTTTTCAGGATTCTTGTTGTCAAAGTAAAAGAACGCCTTGCCATACATTGACCAGTCAATGTCATCGCCACCAGCCCACGCACGAACACGACCCTCAGCAGCTGACGAATCCCACGCAAGGCTACGACCAGCGACAGGCAAACCCATGTCGCCAGTAGCCGAACGCATCATGCCCATGTCATAAACACCTGACACGTCATCCTCGTCAACACCTTGAGCATTCACAGGATCAGGGCTAGGCTCGGTGATTTCCTCACCAAGTGAAGCGGTCAGTTGCCACTTCCAGAACTGGTGCTTGTCAAGACGGTCAGCCAAGAAGTTGGCGATGCCTTGTTGCTTGAAATAGGTTGCACAGTCGAACGCATCAGACAGATTGTCAATGACCACATCGTTGGCGTTGAGCAGGTCGCGTGCAAGTGCAAGCGCATCCTGTCCAGGGTTTGCATCTTGAAGCGTTGACAGCTCGATGAAGTCCACCAAACGGAAAGGCGCAACGATTCCCAACTTGCGCAGATTCTCTGCCAGTGGGTCGATGCTTGAATAGATGTCCTCATAAATTTCATTGAACAATGCGTGATATTCAGAGAAGTCTGAACCCTTCACATTCCAGTGCGCACCATGTGCGCGGAAGTAAAGAACCACGACATCGGCCATAGTCTCAAGCAATTCCTCGCCCAAGTCTGGTGTTGTTTCTAGCTCGTCAATAGCAATCACGTCACGCTTCTCCACGTTTCCGCCTTCCAAAAGTGCTGCACGCGCACGAAGTTGTTCACGAATCTTTGATGCCCATGAATAACCTGGGTCTCCACCCCAAGCCGCCCAAGCCACTCGACCTGCGCTCGGATAACCATCGTCACCGGGTTTGAACCCTGCGCCTTGCTTGTCGCCTTCATGGCGAGCAAAGAATGAATACATCCGCAAAATTGTGTCAGCCGAAACCGCATCGCCATTAGCGAGTTGAACTGCACGAGCGCGACCAGTGTCAGTGAAACCGTCGCCAGCCTTGCCGTCAGCGATCCATGCCAACGCACGCTTAGCCTCGTCGCGCACGCCCTGTGGCGGCCTGTAAGTTTCAGCCATTACTCAAGAACCCCCATGACAGGTGCTTGCGGTTGTTCGTCAGCACCCAACGAAGGCAAGTCGCCACCGGCAACAACAGTGCCGACAAGTGACTGGTTCATCACATCTCCGCCATCGTAAGGCTCAAGACCAACAGTTTGGCGCGACTCGTTAGGCGACATCGAACCAGTCTGAATGAGCATTGTGTTCACGCGAGCGCGAGTCAAAGCATCAACGCGAAGTAGTGAATTGAAATCAAACACAACATCCTGACCGACAGGAATGATGGCACTGAGCGCAGTTTCGATACGGCGAATCCAAGGAGTGACAGTGTAGGTCAAGAAGTTGATGGAAGCCTGCTCAACGTTTTGATAAGTCTGATTGTCACCAGTCGCACCAATCATGTGCGACGGAATACGGAACACTCGAGCAATGTCACGAACCAACTGCTCGCGAGTTTGAATCATCTGCGAATCAGCGGCTGACGTTGTGATTGGTGTGTATGTCAAACCATCAGACAACACGGCAGGCCGACGGCGGCGACGGTGAGTTGCTTCCCACGTTCCCTGAATAGTGCGAGCCTGATCAAGGGTCAGTTTCTGTGTTGTAGACAACACGCCAGAAGGAGTGCCACCATCAGCATAGAACTGGCTTAGGTGACGATCCATCGCCAGCGACAAGCCAACCAAGGTGCGCGACTGAATCAACGGCGACACACCAACAAGGGACTGCGGTGGTGTGAACCAACGAATGTGAATAATTGAATCCGCATCCATCTCATTACCGAGATGCAAATACCTGCGCCCAATCTGGTCACCAGTTGGAAGCACCTGCATCTGGTAAGGATGCAACGGCACAAGACCAATCATGTTTCCGAAACGGTCGCGGTCAATGTGAATGTAGGCGTTGCCATGAAGTGCCAGCGAAGCCATCAACTGGTGAACAAACTCGAACGTATTCGACGTAGGGTCAGGGTTCGCCAGAATGTCAGGCAACGCAACCGATGTGCGCTTGCCGTCAACAACCTCAAAACAACGAAGCGGAAGCGCAGCAACCGAATCGGCAAGCAACGTCACCGACGACATCACCGATGAAATGCCAAGAGCAGTCCATTCGTCAATGCGCTCGCCGGCAGCCGATGTGACCATTGTCTGGCCGTAGAGCTGAGACAACGGCGCAACATAATTGTTGAACTGCGGATAACGGCCATACAATGCGCCACGTCGAAGCAGACTCATCAGGCCTCATCTCCAAAATCGTCACTAGCAAAATAAGAAAACACAATGGCAAGAACGCCGCCAACAATCAAAGCGACAGGGAAACCAAACTCAAAACCTGAGCCGACAGTGATTGAAGTTGCGCCTGCAATCTCAATCGAGGTCGTCAAATATTGGCGAAACAACATCCGAACCTTCACCTTCCCAAGGGTCAAAAATCATTGGGCCAGCAGACTGACCATCACTGAACCACCATGCGGCACGTTCCAAACCCATCACCGAAGCAACAGCCAAGTCGATACGACGTTGCGAGTTGCGCGATTCTTTCGACAAACGCGAGCCGCGATTGTCAGTGCGCAACTTGGCATTGCCAACGTGGCGAGCAAACGTCGCGTTCGGATCATGGCTCATGGTCTTATTCATCACCGCTTCAAAGAAGCGTGATGTTGCTGGAGTCATGCGAGCAGGCGACTGTGGGAACAACACAACAGGCAAATTCTCATCTTCAAGAATCTGAAAAGTCCGCGCCCACCGATAAGGGTCGCACGCAATCTCCAACACCTGCCAACGCATCGCCGACTGGCGGATGCAATCCTCAACTTCCAACACAGGCACTTGCCAATCGGCAGCCTCATTGTCGGGCTTCTCCCACACTTGCACAACAAAAACGTGAGGCTGTTCCTCAACCGTCACGCCAATGATGGCAGTGCAGTCACCGTTGAACGAACCGTCAAAAGCCAAAACAACATCACAGCCGTCATCAACAGTGCGGTCAGAAGCAGTCGCATCCCACGCACCAGCAGGAAGCCAAGTGTCAGAAACTGACACCCACTGATTGCAACGCTTTGTGCGAAACTCAGACTCAGGTGTGCGGTTGATAACAGATTCAAAATCTGCCTTCGCCACAATGTCATCGAAGCCAGGGTTAGCCTGCGCCCACGTTTTCGGATCGCGATGGTCACTGCCTTCGATGGCTTCCCACCAAGCAAAAAAGAATGAAGGGTCATCGACTTCGCCAGTGGCGACCTTCTGGCCGTACTGATACAAGCCATAACACAAAGAATCTTGACCGCTTGAATCAACCTTCACGCCGGCAGTCGTGATGCCAATCATCATCGGCTCAATACGCGCACCCTGACCGAGCTGCATGACATCCCACAACTCACGCGACGGCTGGGCATGAACCTCATCAAAGGCAACAAACGTCGGCGACAAACCTTCCTTTGTGAAAGCCTCGGCACTCAAAGCGCGATACACATTGCCAGTCTTAGGGTTGAAAATTGCATCCCGAAACGGCTGCAGAAACTCCGACAACTCAGGCTGAAGGCGAATCATTTCCTTCACAGTGTCAAACACAATCTTTGCCTGCTGGCGGTCGGCAGCGCAGGAATACGTTTCGCCACCGCTAGGGCCAAGAACCAAATGCTCAAGAGCAATCGCCGCCGCCCACGCCGACTTGCCATTCTTTCGTGGCAGGCCAATCAGGGCAGTCTTGTGGCGCAACTTGCCGTCGGCTTTCACCGCGAACAGTTGACGAGTCAACTCAGTTTGCCAAGGTCTGAAAACCATTTGCTCACCAGCGTTGCCGGCGATGGACTCTTTCGTGATTTTGCACAAGCCTTGCGCGAAGTCCACAACATCCAAACCGCGAGAGCGTTTCAAATCAGCGGCAGGCACAGGCGTGAGCCAGCGAGGTGGCCATGCCTGAATCTTTGCTCCCTGTCGTTTGGTCATTTCTGCTTCGACTGCCTTCGAGTAATCAACTCATCCAACACCGACTGCTTCTTGACTTCGGCAACACCAAGTCGCGAACGCGAAGTCGGATCAAAGCCAAGCGATGAAAGCGCATCAGTGAAAGTCTTAGACACCGCCACCAGCGCACGCGCATCGGCAGGGTCAGTTGTGGCGCGGTAACGCGCACGCGCAACGGCAACATCATCAGCAGCTCGACAGGCATGAATGATGGACTGCAAATCTGACTGCGGAGACAGCCAAGTGATAGCCATTCCCCACGCCTTGTTCCACAAGTCGCGACCCTCAGTTTGCAGGTCGGCTGGTGGCTCAGGGATTTCATGAGCCATCGGCAAAATTTGGACAGTCGCCAACTCGGGCAACTTACGTTGACCAGGGTTGCCGGTGGCACGTTTGATTTCATTCGGCTTCGGTGGTCGCCCCATGATCAAAACTCCAAACAATTTTCGATTTCAAAATTTCGCAGATGCCTACAGAAAAG